CTCTCTTAACTTTATCTTTACTACCAATACGTCTAGCCATATTATTTCCCTTTGTTACGTTTATATGAGGTTACTTTAACTATTTTACCCGATTTAGATTTGCGATTGTATGATTTAACATTACCAAGTGATTCCATTGTTTTCTTACCTAAATAAGCAGTTGCTAATCCACCAGCACCTAATATTCCTAATCCTGCTGCTACACGACTCTTATTTGCTCCCATTAATCTAGCAGCACCTTTAATATAATTACCTTTACCATATCTTTTTAATGTGTCCTTAACTGCTGCAAATCTATTACCGAATACTTTAACTTTCTTCGCGGATTTAAGTGCTACATCATCTGAATCTGGTATGAAGTTCTTATCGAAGTATCTGTCAGATCCGCCAATATATAATGTTTTACCTCTAAGTCCAGTTAATCCTAAACCAATACTAGGTAACGCTTTAACAGCATCTTTAGAATCTTTAATATCTAATTTTTGTCCAGTTAATCCACGATACATACCCCGTTGCATCTTTCTATGCAGTACATTAGTAATTGGATTTTTAGGAGCGTCTATATATTTAGTAGCTTCAGGTATTGGTACTCTAGTACCATCATCTAATAATTCTTCTGCTGTTTCCGATATAACTTTATGATTTTTATGACGACCTGTAATGTGAATATAATTTTTAGAATTTTTAATATATTCTTGATTATTTATTGCCGCACTTGCACCAGTTCCACCATAATTAGGATCTAGATAACCACCATTCTTCAATATAGATTTAGCATTTTTTCTACTTGTACTATGTGATTCAAGTCTGACACCTAATGCTCTTGGAATGCCGGATCTAATAGTTTGTTGTCCTAATAATGCAGTACCTGTTCCATATAATCCAGCTTTAATATAGTTAGGTTGATTACGTTTATCTTTTTTCTTATTCATAACAAAAATGACGATAGTTTATTACTACCATCATTATAAGTGTTATTTGCTTCGCTGTTAATGTCAGTTTTCTATCTTAATGCACGTCCAGTTTTTGTGATGTTTAATTTTACCCTTAATTACTTTAATTAAACAACTACCATCTAGACCACGTGATTCTCGGAGATGAACTAATCCATAACAACATAACTGTTCATTAGTTATTAAGTTAGTTAATAGGTAACGTTTATTAACTACTTGTTGCCAACTCTTTTTAGCATCATTGATTAACTTATCTTCAGCTAACTTAGCAGCTTTATCAGCTAATAACTTATCTCTTGTTTCCTCTGATTCATTAGCTCTAACACAACTCCAACCGTTAATTTTGCGACCATAACGAGGACTATTTGGATTCATTAATGGGTACACCGCTTTAGCATTTAATCCAGTTTCTTCAGTTAAATCTTCCATACCGTAACGACAGAAACTAACACCTTCAGGTGTTGTCAATATGAAGCGTTCAGCATCTGGTAGATATTGTTTAATAATTGGTTCTGCATTAATATCTCTAACTTGATAACCGTTAATTAAATTAGCGTTATTAATGTGATGTGATATTGTCTTCTGACATATATCTAATTTAAGTTGTTCTTTAATAGCATCAATACCATAAGAACAAAAACTGTAGTTATCTTTATTTAAACTAATACATTCGTATTTGTTAACGTAATCTAAATATGTTTTATCTACAGTTACATAATCATCATTAAGTGATTTAACTTTATAACCTTTATGATTAGTCATCTTATTACGAGCAACTTTAATTAAACTACTTACATCTAAATCTAGTTGTTGTAAGTGAGTTACACCGTAAGTACAATACTCAATTCCATCTGGTGTAGTTATTAAGTAACGACGATTTCTAACTAAACTATTACCTCGTTTTAATTTAGCTTCAGAGGTATTGTTTTTTAATCTAGCAGAAATTAAAGTGCTACCTAACATAGAAGCTCGATAACTTTTATTCTGCCAACGACTCGTCATCGTTCTTTTTAAATACTCTTTACCTTCAGGTGTTAGAAAACAACCTTTACCACCATTTAATACGTTATAACCGTTAGGTGTTAAAGCATTATATTCTTTAATAAAATAAACTTCAGTTTTATCAATTTCTGACTGATCTGTTGTTTCTAAAGTTTTAATAATTTCAATTTTAAATTTATCTACACCATATTTCTTAATTGCTTTTGATAATAAACTTTTAGTTCCAACATAATTACCGGCTCTAATATGTTCTGACCAACGCTTTTCAATTGTCCTATTTGTTTGTCCAACATATTTTTTATCATTAATTGAGTTTGTCACCAAATAAATAAATTGTGGCATAATAATCTCATTTACGTCATAAGATCATTATACCACAACTTAAACTCGGTCTAGTTAGAAATAGGGAATTATTATCTAACTACTTGAGCATACAGATTCTTGGGAGAATAAATTACTGGTAAAACCATTGATCATTTTGTTACCACGTAAGCTCTTTATCCTACGTATCAGTAGTTTCATGTGTTATATCTACTGTTCAGACTATATCATCATCCACTTGGGATGTTCGGCACTCGTGGGTTTGTTACTGTCCGGTCTGGACTCGAAACCTAGTCGTTGAACCTTCAAAACCATTCCTGGTTAAGCTTGGCTGCTGATTGTCCACTTCTGGAGTTTCCAGCAATTCACCGAATTTTTACTACTTAATTACTTAAATAGGCGACTACAAAAAGTTTCAATCGCTTGCAAAACATCGTTGATAGGCACAGTTGTCTTCTCATAAACACGTACCATTACAGGAGATTCAGTACCTGTTAATACACCATCTTTAACAACTTTCTGTTCTTCAGGAGTACCAATAGCTTGCTCACCCATTCCATCCTTGAGGAATACGAAGCAATTCTCATTAAGGAATCGAGCATTACTGATGTAGCTATCAATAGTATTAGTATTACCAGAGTAGGTATTATCTACTTGATAGAACTCATCATAATCCTTAATAGGAGGTAGGTTATTAGAAGCCATTACCTCTTGTAACATTGGGAAGCTAACAGAACCTACTTGTGCAAATCCAACTGATTGTCTAGCACGAGCAATAGTAGATGCTTGTTTCTGAAGATCACGCAATGCAGTATTACTCATTACGATGAGATCAGGCTTGTAACCATTAGTATTGACATAAGTAGTTACAGCATCTTCTAAGTTAGCGATACCATCAGCATTAGCGTAGTCAGTCCACTTGTTCAACTTAGGAGATGCAGTGTTACCAGTAGCAACAAGAGCATCAGGGAAGTGGTTATAACTAGCACCAGGACGACGGAAATCAATTGTCCATGCAACCTTAGTAATTGCATCAGATACACTCAATTGACCAGTCTGAACAACTTGCCAAGCCATGCTAGTAAGTCTATCAGCATGAGATTGGACGATCCCCTCAATGTGACCATAGAGATACTTAACGAGCATATCGTTAGTACCCTTAATGACGGAGTTATCAGTTAACTTCATGGTCATAACACTAGCGCGTTTATAGGCAGCTTCTTCCATTGCCTTACGCATCTGTTTCTGAGTTACTTCATCGAATGAATAGCTATTACCTAACTTAGCTAGTTCACCGATTACTCGACGGAAACCACCATGAGAGATAACTGGAGGTTCAGCACCAGGAGCAATAAAGTTCGCAACTGGTGTGAGACGTTCACTTACGTATGCTAGGAACTCATCATCCTCATACGTCTTAATAGGCATGAATTGATCAATAAGTTTAGTTCTCTGACGCAGACGAGCAATAGTATCGTCTACTAGAGTTTCGGCAACTTTAGCTTGCAACTTATCGGTAAGAAAATTAGAAACTGAACCCATAGTAAGAAAAAAGTAGGATAATGGGCGCGATAACATACATCATTAACATACGTCATTAACGCCCGGTTAGTTAGAATTTGTAAGCGAAATTGATACCAGGGAATCGTCTAGCAATATCACCATCGAAGTATGGTAGATACTGGATACGAACACCATTAGCAATAGTATAGAGAGCTAGATCCTTAGCTGTTGCAACAGTATAATCAACTGCATGAACATGAAGTCCTACAATTGCATTAACTCTAACACCGATATTAGTACCAATAGGTAGAGCTACACTTGCGTTACCAGTTAATGTAATAACACCAGTTGTGTAATCAATAAATGCAATAGTACCAACAGCAGTTGCATTAGGAACTAGAGTTGCACTAGATAATGCAGCACTAGTTACAGTACCAGCAGTTGTAATGGCGCGGTTAGTAAGTCCATCAACTGCAAAGATAAATACCTTGTTAGTAATAGATGCTGCACGAACTAAATCAGATAATCCAGCAGTAGCATTAATAGCAGTAGCAACTTCACTAGCAGTAGTTGTAGTATTGTTAGTTGTTGCAGTTGCAGTTGCAGTTAAACCTTCTACAGTAACAGTTACAGTTTGAGCAGCAGTTACAGTAGTGATAGTTAGCGTAGAATATGGTTCAACTACAGTTAATACATCACCAGCAACAAAGATATTAGTTGGAGATGCAGTTACAGTTGCAGCACCAGTAGCAGTTACAGCAGTTAACTTAGTACGAGGTAGGAAGCGCAGTACGTTACCTACTTGAGCAACAAATAGTCCAGCAGGAACTTGTTTGCGAGCTTCAGTATTAAGACTAATGTAAGTATTCTGCACAGTTGCCGACACATTAGGATGATTACCATCACTGAATGCGAGAATGGCAGGATCAACTAGAAACGTTTGAGATTGATTGAAATAAGGCATAGTTTATGAACGATATTTTTTAATGTAGTTAGCAGCAATAGAACTCAAATCAGCTTCTTCATCTAATTCTTCTTCATCAAGAACTTCCTCAGCGAAGAATCCCATTTCCATAGCTGGCATACGGTCGAAGATTTCAAGTACAGTATTCATTGCATAGAGTTGAGTTGCAGGATCAACTTCGTTCTCAGCACACACGGTACTAAATGCCGCGATACGTTCATTAGCACTGAAGTTACCCAGTAGAGATTGAACTGCAAATGGAGTCATCTTACCAGCTTCTACAAGAGCGTAAGCACGTTCAGCTACATCAGCTAGAGCTTCTTTAATCTCAGTGTTGCGTTTAAATTCGGCGAACTCACTGTTCTGGTATGTAGCATAGTCAGCTTCCTGGTCTTCTTCATCTAATTCTTCATTCGTATCTAAGTAATCATTGATGTCTTCACCACGACTTTCAATACCCATAACTAATAGTTGATTTTCAGTAGCTTCATCAAGTCCGAGAACTTCAGATAGTGCTAATGAGAGATTATCAGTAGGAGCAATTTCACCTTCAATGATACCAAGTAATACATCAGGATTACATTCTAGAGCATCACTGAGATCAATTAGATATTCCTCAATGTCATCATAACCAGCAGCTTCGCCAAGTTCAAGTAACGCTGCACCATATTCACTACCTACACTAAATTCGGCAACTTCATCACCAGTAGAGTAAGCAGCTTCACCAACTACATCATAGATATCTTCTTCATCAATTTCTAATTCAGCAGCAATGCGTTCTTGTAGGTCGAGATATGCTTGAGTCATGCGTTGCTTATATTCGTCCTTCAACATCACACCAGCGGCAACTGCATTTTGTAGATTCTCAACTAAATCCGCAAATAGTTGATTGTGATATTCAATAGCTTCGTTCATAATACGTCTTAGTTATTTGTTTTGTTGTTTATATGCGTGTCTTATACCGAGTCCTGTACCAATGGCTAATCCAGCAGCACTACCTCTTAATGTTCTACGAAATGTATTTTTAGGGTTACTAGATATTAAACCTAAGACTCCACCGATTTGCGCTCCATTAGCTGCACCACTAGCAGCTTCACTAGTTAATGTAGCTCTACCTAATTTACGTAAGCTAAACTTGCGAGGTTTCTTATCCTTACTACCAGGAGTCCTAGCGAAATCAGCTATTCGGTAGTCAGATAATAACTGCATTATTTTTTCTTACCTTTCTTATATGCTTTGTAAATACCATAACCTCCAGCCGCAGCCGTAGCAGCACCTAATACAGCTAATCCAGGAGCAGATGTAGCTAACGCAGCAGCTTGTTGACCACGTAGACTTGCAAACTTACTAGCTTTACCAGCAGCACCTTTAACACTATCAAATGCACGTCCAGGTGCGCCTTTATAATCGTAGTTCTTAACTCTATCACCCATATCTTTAAGTGATTGAACATCTCTATCAAATTGACCTTTAGCTCCACCACGAGCAGCTAAATAACCTTTAGCATCAAAATTCTTTTGTGCTTTACGCATATCATATTCTGGTTTACCATATCTCATACCAGCAGCTCCAAGTCCGCCTAATCCAACTGCACCAGCACCAATACCAGCATATAAACCAGCACGAGATTTACGTTTCTTCTTATCCTTACCTCTCGCGAAATCAGCGTTGTCGCTAGTTAATGATTCAAATTCTGCCATCGTATAGGCAGCAATAGGACGTTTTGTATAATTCATAGACGTTAGTTATAGTTATTTATTACAGTTTGTTTCTTACCACTTAATCCACGGTATGCTCCAACTAATGCACCAGTTCCAACTAATGCACCAGTACCGATAGCTAAACCTTTACCAGTTTTAGTCTTCAATGCAGTTTTACCAGCTTGATAAGTTGCAGATCCGTATTTACGTAATCTTCCAGCTTTAACTTGTTTCTGCTGTGCAACTTTATTAACAAATGATTGTTTAACATCATCTGCATCTTTACTAACGCGATTAATAACACGTTTACCTAAATTCTTAACACCATCAATGCTTTCGCGGAGCAAACCGAACTCAGCACGATTAACTGCTTCCATCTCAGCCATACTAAATGCTGCAATAGGTAATCCACTAGCATAACGAGCGTTAGGATCATTAGGAGGCATACCCCAATTCTGTTGTTGACCTTGAGCTTGATAACCTTGCACTTGGTTCGGATAAGATCCACCATTAGCTTCCTGCATCATAGGATCTTGTTCTTCCTCACCAGATCCAATCAACGTAAGAAAACGAGTGGCGAAATCATTAATAGCTTGATACTGTACTTCTTCACGACTCTGACCGTTAAGTGCTTGTTCATCAATAGTCTGAATAGTTTCAGTTAGTTCCCATAACTTATTAGTTAAATCTTCGTATTGATTACGAATCTTATCTAACATATCATCACTGTTCTCTAAGTCGTCAAATGTAAGTGCATCTGATTCAAATTCGGCACGTTTAAATAGACTTAGATTAGCAATGGCGGGATTAGGTGTTGCACTAATTTCACGTATTGCATTACTTACTACATCAATGCCAGGACTAAGTGTGTTTAATAATCCTTCATTTAACTGACGTATTGCTTCACCACTTTTAATTGCGATTTGATTAACAAAGATACCTAACTTACCAGTTAATCCCTTATCATCAGCACCAGGAAAATTATCTTCATTAATAGTAGTGCATTGAAATTGAGATTCTACATCTCCAATAACACTAGATTGCTCCTTCTTATGATCCATCAATACTGGAATGCGAGTCTTAGCAAATAACGCATTAGAGTTACTAACTATCTCACGTATTCTAGCTGGACTAAATGTATGTGTTCTCTTCTTAGAGTCAACATGAGTACCTTCAATTAGGACTAATCCTTTCTTAATTACCTTATTAGGTGACTCACTTATTGTTTCTAAATTAGAAGCTGAAAAATAAGCTAATTTATTCATACTTGTTTATTGTGATTTAACTCCTACTAGCTCTATATGTTTCATAATAGTGAATATAATAGACATAGTGGGTTATTGTTCTTAATAAGCACATGATAGATAAACGTAAGTTAATCGGTAACAAAATTAAACGAGCTAGACAAGAAGCTAATTTAACTCAGGAACAGTTAGCTAAGGAACTATTTATGCAGAGAAGTGTATTAAGTAAGATAGAGACAGGTAAGTATTCTGTAGCAGCAGATAGACTAGGCAACTTTAGTCGAGCATTAAATAAAAAAATAATCTATTTTCTAAGTGACATCTAATGGTTAAAGTTAAATCACATACACGTAAAGGTAAAACTGTTAAAAGTTATGATAGAAAAAATAACTTATTAACTAAATTGGTTATTGGTGGAACATTGGGAGGATTAGGTTTATTAGCATTGAGAAAAGGTAAAGTACCACCTGTTGTTACTGAAATACCGGTTAGACCAACTGCATCTATTGTACCTATAACAGATCCTACAAGATTATTATCACCAGCTAAACCAACAAAGTTAACTCCATTCTATATTTATCATTTAGATAGAAATAAGAAACAGATAATTAAACAGAACGGTTTAAATAATATAGTTGACAATAAGATTGACTTTGTAAAAGATAAAAAAAGAATGGAACAAGAATTAAAAGGTATAAAGTTAAGTGAAGCTTGGGATAATTATAGATTAGCAAATGAGTTGGAATATAACCGACAATGGTTGCAACATTTAAAGAGAAATTTAAGAAAGAGGAAAATTAAAAAAGGGGTAAGAAAAAAGGAATTGAATAAACTATTTAATTTATCAGATGAAATTAATAATTATAATAATCAAATTAAAAATAAAGGTAAATTAACTAAACGATTAAGTAATTTAGGTATTATTGAGCGAGGTAAATTTGATTCTGTTTTTCCTCAAGAAAAGTTATATAGAAACAAAGAATTAAGTAATAATCCAGTTAAAATATTATCGAGAAATCTGCAAGATATTAAATCTGGTAATCTAAGTAAAGAAGAACGTAAAGAGCGAGTTAAACAAATTAAAAAAGGTTTAGATGTGTTGAAGAAGTACGGTCAATATAATAACTACAATAATACAAATATGTTTATTCTGTCTGATGTTGGACAATCTAATTACGCAAGAAGATATGGTAGCAAGAATAAAAAGAAAAAGTTAGTTAATAAACCTATTAGTAGTAATACTAATTTAATGTTAGGTACTTTAACTGGTGCAAATTTAGGAATATTAGTTGATGGTGCTAAAAATAATAGAACCTATTCACAATCATTACTAAGAGGTAAACCCGGATTAATTGGTGGTTTAATTGGACTTGGTAGTGCATACGGTATTAATAGATTAACAAATAAAAACAATGGTTAAACAAGACGTTAAAGTTAAATCGTATGTAAGGAAAGGTAAACTAGTTAAACAGTACCAACGTAAACAAGACAGTGCATTAGTTAAAGCAACTATAGTTACTGCAAGTACACTTGGACTAACTGCTGCTAGTTACCTATTACTAAAACGACGTTATATTAATGGATATAAAACATCAGCTAAAGAAGCATTTAAATTAGCTAATAATATAACACCTGTTAAACTATCAGATAAAGTAAAACGAGTTCACTTTACAACAGGTGGATTTAATGCAAGTAATCTAGAAGCACGTCAATCAATTAGCTTTGCACATAAAGTACGAAACTTATTTGATAAAACGCAAGAACACATAATACCAGTTAACACATCTAATAGTAATGTGAAGTATCTAGGTAGAAACTATAAGAATAAATTAGAGTTTTTAAAGGATGGATCTATTGCATCGGTTAAACCATTTATTAAAGATGGTTATAATCCAACAGCTAGAGAGTTAGCGGCTGATATGTATTCTTACGCTAAAACATATCCCGATAAAGATTTAGTTTTACATGGATTTAGTTCTGGTAGTTTTATTAATTCTGAAGCTATTAATATCTTTAAAGAAATGGGAGGTAACGTTAGTAAAGTTAAACAAATTAACTATGCTGGTACTTACTTAGGCATAAATAAAGTTAACCCCGGTAATACACTTAGTTTTGGAAGTAAAGATGATTGGGATTTAACATCAAAGTATTTTCCTTACCCTGACATTAAATGGATTAAAGGAAAAAATCAACACACTATATCGGAGTATGTTGATGATAAGAATATTGTTAACCAAGTAAAACAGTTTATTGGTTATGAACCATTACAAATAAGGAAGGTTAATAAAGCTCCAATTAATGTAGCTGATGAAATTGCTCACATTAAAGATAGACAACGTAAATTAAAACAACTTCGATTTAATACGAAAATTCCAGAAAGTAAGAAAAAACAAGCGATGGATTCTGCTGTACAAGAACTTAATAAGGCTAAAAATAGACTCAAAATGGCTATTGATGAATCGCGGCGATCTAAATAGTATTTAAATAATCTAGAAACTCTTTAGACTTGGCGTGATTATAATAGATATTCTTAATTCTAGAATCGCGCGATTTTAATGCTTGTTTAAATACATCATCATCTACACCATCTAGAGCTTTAAGGAAATTTCTATCGTATTCATTAACAAGTTGTTCTGGCGTGTAATTGTTATGTAACTCAGTTAATGTATCTCTTAATTGATTTAGATTACGTCGTTTAGTTTCATTTAGTTTGCGCGATTTACTTTTAATTATCTTAGTTAATGAATCATAATCAAACGGTAATGTATATGCACTACCGTTATCTATTGCTGTGAATGCTCCATTACTAATGTTATAAAATAAGTTACCAGCATTTCTATCAGCATTACCAACAAATATATCAAGTGCGCCGATTTTAGCAGTATCTTTATTTAGTAATATATTATCAATTACCTTAGAGTATTTAGATTTAGATACTGGATTAGCTACAACAAAATTCATGTCTTTAAATAATTCAGATGCTGGTACACCGTCAACTATCTTATGTAGACTTCCAGGTAAACCAGCTTTTTTACCATAAAATATCTGATTCGCTGCTATAATTTCAGTTTCTTGTACAGGTATTTTAAGTTTGTTTCCAATAGATGATATTAGTGCTTCTGTAGCTTGTTCATTACCATGAGGATAACTTCCTATACTTAAATTACTTAATATATTAGAATCTAAGTTATCTCTACCTTCTTTATAGATGTAATTAACTCCATCTTTAGTTACTAGTTTAATAGTGTTAGTTGATTCACCGTTAAATATTTTAAAGGTGTTTAGTATATTTAACTTCTCTATTGGTGATTTAACATTAGCTACATTTAACGGCTTAATATTTATCTTGTTTACTTTAGATTGTATTTTAGCTAACCTAAATAACTTATATAACTTATCTGCATTTTTAATTGCAGCAAAACTACCACCAATTAAACTAACACCTTTAATTATATTCTTATATTGTTGTAACTTCTTATCATCTTGCAATCTATCATAAGCTTTAACTATTCTACCTTTACGTGTAAATGATTTAACTTTAACTCGTTTCTTCATTGATTACTCCTATCTTTTCTAGGTCTACCACGTTTACGTTTAACTGGAGTTGCTGGATTTGGAGTTCCTGGATTAACTCCTAACTGTTGTTTAAGTTTCTTAGCTAATGCTTTACGAGTTGCACGTCTATCTTCAATATTACTAGCTCCCTTATAACTAAAGTCTTTATTAGTCTTGATAGCTAAATATAGATCATTATCTGAATTATAGTTAACTGAAGTTAGTTTACCACGTGCATTATTAACTCGTTTATTAAGTGTTGCATCATTACGTTTAATACGTCTAGTAATTAAACTATCTTCACGTTTAGTAAACGGTGTTATATTAACTGCTTCACTTGGTAAGTTATCTAATTCGCGTATGTATTTACGTCTAGCGTCTCTAGTCATAGCTCCACCAGTTACACTAGCTGCCATAATATCACCAGTTGTATTAGTGATAGGTTGACTTATAGTTTTAGCAGTTTTATTAACTACGCGCTTAACAGTTGGACTAACCTTATTTACAATCTTCTCACTTAATTGCGCGATATTACGACGATATTTAAATGCAGTTAATAAACCTGCTATAGAAGTCGCGCCTATTAATCCTTTACTAAGATTGGTTAACTTCTTCTTACCATCCTTATCTCGCTTAAATAACTTATCCGTTACTTTAGTTAGTACACGATTATAACCACGTACTAACTTACCTTTACGAACTGATTGTTTAACTTTAACTTGTTTCATTTAGTTTTATTTTTATTATTGTAATATCTAGCTGCTAACGTAGCTCCTAATAAACCGCCACTTAAAGTTAAACCTATCTTTCCACTTAACTTACTTCCTTTTACACCTTTAATTAAATCTTTAGTGTCATCTATATTCTTAGCTATACTATCTCTAAGTTTATAATTAGAACCACCACCTTCAAGTTCTACACGATCTAGGTTCTTTAATACGTTACGTTGTTCATCTACAAAATCATTTAACGTTTTAATACGTTTATTTATTTTAGGTTTGTATCCATATTTATAAGCACCATAACCTAAACCACTTCCAACTAAAGTAGATCCACCAACTGTTAGTAACTCACGTCTTTTATTACGAGGTTTCTTATCCTTACCTCTACCAAATGTAACTAGTTTGTATTGCATAAAATATCTAGCGTTATCCCTATCGTATTGGTATTTTCTAATCGCATTAACTCCACCTCCAATAAGTCCACCTTGAATACCTCCAGTTAGTGCGTTTGCTCCAGCAATTAATCCTGCACCTCCAGCTAACATACCTGCATTTTTTCTAAGACTAGGATTACGACCTTGTGCTTTTAATGCTGCTCTCATAGCTTGTCTACCATCTTTACGAGCTAATGCAGAAGCAATACTTAAACCAGTTAACCCAACTCCAAGACCAGCACCCCATTTAGCACCAGTTAACATACCACGTCTAATACTAGGACGTTCTCTCTTCTTCTTATCTTTAGAACCTAATCGTCTTGCAAATGTTGATAATGAATAGTCAGATAAAATGTACATAATTTATTTAGAGTTTAATGTTATTGTGTTTGTCTATCATCTGTTTAATATCTAATTCAGTAAAACCACGTTCTTTAAGTGACTTAATTATCTTATTTAAGTCTACACTACCATTAACTCTAGTTGTGTCAATATTATTAGCTTTAGCATAAGCATCTAATGATTTTTTAAGTACCTTACGTTCAGCTTCTCTAACTGCCGGATCATTCATTTTAGCAACACCAGCAAAATATCTACGTTCTGCTTTACTTAATGGTATATCTAAATCCTTAGTAACTGCTTTATAAATAGTATCTCTTAATCCATCTTTACCTTCAACTGCTGCTACACGCTCACTATCAATAACTATTCGTTTAGCTATAGGAGTTAATGTTTCATCATACATCTTCAATACATCACTAGCAGTTGGTGATTTATTCATTTTAGATTTAATACCATATAAATTAATACTTAAATCTGCTGATTGTAAATCACTATTACTATACAACGATTGATATTTCCTTCTAAGTTCATTTAAATCTTTAGGTGCAGTTCTAGCTTGTTCTCTAGCTTTAATATTAAATGCAGCTACAGTATTACGATATGATTCATTTGGATTAAATAACACTAATGATTTAGTATTACGGGCTTTAATAAACTTATATCCTTTAACTCCACCTAATGTAGCTAATCCTAATCCACCTATTCCACCAACAGTTAATCCTATATTCTTTAATTGTTGTTTAGCTTTCTTGTTATTCTTATTAATTAAGTTAGAAGGTAATGATCCTAAGTAAGCACCTGCTATACCACCCAGAGTAAATTTATCACCCCAACTTAGAGGTATACGTTTACCATACTTAATTGCAGCAAGTCCTCCAATTCCAAGCCCTGCAACACGTCCTACATCAAATACGATATCTTTAATTGATCTATTGTATGATCTAACAGTTTTACCTTTGCGAACATAAGACTTAACTTTAGATTGTTTTACCATAATTTTAATTGAATGAATAATCTGCCATAGTCATAGGTCTATTACTTCTAACCTTAGTTACTAAGTTATTAACAACCTTAGATACTTTACGTTTACTAGACTTAGATAACTTAGAATCTTTAATAGGTGAATTAACTAACTTCTTTAATCTATTCCTGTATATCTGTTTAACTCCATCTTCACTATTCTTATCTACTCTTAAATCAAAATCATAACGAGCATTATCTTTATTAAACTGTTGTCTTAATTCAGCTTGTCTACGTTTAATTATATCTGACTTAGCTTGTTTACCTTTAACTCCACGAGCAGATAAGTTACCACGAGCAGATAATTCTTGATTTCTCTGAAGTTCTTTTAGTGGATCTTTAACTTTAAATTGAACCTTATCAAATTTATCTTTTAATTCATCACTAATGTTAGAAGGTTTAGTTACATTAGATAAATCTACCTTCTTCATATCTTTAAATTCATTAGCTAACCTTAACTTCTTAGCTCCAAATATTAGTCCAGTTCCTAATAGTGCCGTTCCAGCAGTAAGTAGATATGGATTAATGCGGGATTTACGTTTCTGTTTATCTTTAGATCCTATAGTTCTTGGCATATTATTTACCTTGTTTATCTTTATTATAGAAGGGATTAAGTCTCTCAAATGTTTGAACTAACTTACCTTTACGAGCATAGGCTTTAACTTTAATCTTACGACTTGGTAACTTATAGTTTTCTAATGTTTCTTTACGATCTTTATATCCACGTTTAGCTACATCTTGAGTATTCTTAACTAACTTCTCAATTTCACGTCTCATTGATTTTAAGTCACGTTTAAGTTTCTCTGGATCTGCTACATAACTATCATATAATGCCTTAACATCAGCACTTATTACTGATTGTTTCTTCATCTCAGCTAACATTTGTTCAGGAGTCATTCCATCTAATTGCTTCTTAAATGGTTTCAATATACTATTTACTCTTGCACCAATAAATTTAGAACCACGTTCAACATCTTTTTCAGTTAACTTACCTGCTTTAGAACCACGATAACCAAGTACCTGTATTTTCCTAGTTATTACATCACCTATAGAACTTAATCCATTTCGTTTATCCCAAAATACATGATCTGGATTCTTACCACTTAGAAATGTATAACCTTTACTACGTTCTAGGAACTCTTTAGGTAACTTCATTGAAGAAGTAACACCTTCCATAGTTCCACCATAACCAGGATCTAAATAACCCTCTTTAATAATATTTGCAGCAGCTTTACGACTAGTACCATGTTGTTCTAAACGTACACCTAATGCTCTAGGTAAACCACTTCTAATAGATTGAGTTCCTATAGCTGCTGATCCACCTAATAGTGCAACTCCACCTATTTTCTTACCTACTTGAGATTTCTTCTTATCGGAGTTATCTGAGTCTTTGAATTGTGCAATAATCATAGTTGTATTATCTATTTAATAGTTTACTTAATTTAGGAATAGTCGTATCAGTAAGAAAAAAGGAACGGCGCGATTTAGTGTCATTAAATAATGTTAGTTTGCGTGAACTACTAAAATCATCTAACATACCACTAAGTCTATCAATGTCAGCATCAGTTGGAGTAGTTATATTAGTTGCAACTTCACGACGTTTAGTTAACTCACTTTGATAGATGTCTAATATTGATTTATCTCTAGTAATAACCTTCTTTAACTTAGTTGCATAATCCCTATCTACAACTGATTCTACATTAAGTTCATTTACATCTACTTTAGGTAACTTAAAGTAATCTCTATATTCAATTATCTGTTTACGTAAATACTCACGTTCACTTTCTTTATTAAACTTACCTGTTTTAAATCTATTTAAACTAAGTAACAAACTATCTAGTTTAACTAACTCATTATTACTAACGTTATACTTCTGTAATCTACGACTAATAAGACTAATAGTTCTCTCTAATTTAACGTCGGTCAACTTAGCAGCTTCACTAGCAGTTTTATTAATAGTTGATTCACTTAGGTTATAAACCTTAGATGGTAATCTAACTCTAACTATATCTAATTTAATTGCATTGTTAATTACTTCATTAACTACACCTGGAGTATTAGTTACATTAACGATTGGAGTTGGCACATTAACTGTTATGTTCTTAATTAATGACTTAACTTCATCTAATGATCTTGCACCATTACGTTTACCTAATAGATATGCACCACCTAATAATGCAGTTCCAGTTGCACCTATAGCAACATCACGTATTCTATCTCTGATTGATCTATCGTAACTTCTAACTACTTTACCTTTCCTAATAAATGATTTAACTTTAGTGCGCTTGAAGTTCGCGGTATCTGACATTAGAAACATATTATTTCTTACCTTTATTAAGTTTACGTAATCGTTGTTTCTCTATATTTCTTTTACGAGCAATATTTATTCTATTAACTACATTTAATAAACCTGCTCCAGTTATTGCTCCCATTAAACCTATACCTATATTTCGTCCAATATTACCTTTATTAATTGGGATATATGGGATATAATTCTTTAATCCTTTAGGGTTTACATTCGCTAATTGTTTTAAAGTTTCCACATCCATTGTATTCTTATATTCATTAGCTGCTGTTTGAGCATACATAAATGAATCATCTACACTAACTCCTGCATTTCTCAATTCATTAAACGTATCTTGATAAACCTTAGTTGTAGCAACTTCAATATCTCTAATTACTCTCTTATTTATTAACTCTTTATTTCGTCGTTTTATCTTCGCATTAATCTTACGTATACGTTGTGTTGTTGGCAAATTCTTCCTAATGTTAGATTCAATCATCTCCCCCATCATAGGTAACGTAGGAACAATTGAACCTGCTGCAATAGCTTTAAGTCCGCCAATTAATATCCTACGTCTACGTTGTTTCTTATCTTTAGCATTCTTAGTTCGTGCAAAATCTGCCATTAAGTACATAAGTTTATTGATTAAGGTATCATATCTATTTTACATCTATTAATAGATTTCTTAATCCCATAGCTCTAAGTTTACTTCGCATTAAACCATTCTTATAATCACTAATAAACTCGCTAGTTAATACTGCCATATCATTACCTGTGTAATTACGTGCATCTAAACTAGTCAAACCTAACTTATTCTTAATTAACTCAAGTTGTCCATCTATTGCTAACTCAATATTATCTAATTGTCTAACATATGATTCAAATTGTTCATTACTTACATTCATGTAATTAGAAAGTATAGTATTCTGTAACTCTTCTAAATCACGTTCTAATACTCTAGGATTAACTTGTCCACCAACAAAAACTTTTTTAACTTTATCAAATTTACCAATTAATTTATCTTGTAATCTTAATAGAACACCACGTTTACGTTTAGTGTACTCCAACTTAAATAACTCATTATCTAATAAATCATTTCTGATTCTTTTTAGTGTTGAATAATGACTAGTTTCACCTAACTTTAATGAAATTGCATTCCTTAATGTATTCTCAGATTGTATTATCTGATTATCTAATCGTTGGATAATAGGATTACTAATAATAACTTGTTCTGGAGTAAATCCAGGTGGAATTAATTCATCACTTAGCTTATTCAACCCTTCATCTATAATTGCTTTTCTAGCTAACTTCATTGATTGAATAGATGAATAAATCTTAGTATTAGCATCTTCTATTTCATTAATGTAATGTTGAATTTTATCTACATCTTTTTTAAATTGATTAAGATCATTTTTAGTTAAAGTAGCTTTAGTTATAGAGTTATATTTTTTAACTCTAGTTGTAATGTCATCTACTGAAGATTCAGTAATTGCTGTCATAAATGGATTAACTAATTTATATCTATTATCTATTTCAATAGCTTTAGTAATAGACTCATCAATAGTATTAGTGCGCCAATTAACTACATCTTCTAATACTTTATTTGCTCTATCAATGTTAATTGTAGTTGGTACACGTTCAGGTATTTGTAATGGAACTAATGGAACATCAATAATATCATCTAGTAATGCTTGACTTAATGCTTTAGTTGTAACTACGGCTGGTTTACTTCTAATAATATCAGGTATGTTAAGTGGAGTTACATTACTCTTCTTAAATGCCGCATACATAGCAGCAGTTCCTAATATGCCAGCAGCAGCCCATTTAACAACATTGTTATTAAGTAATGATGATATATAGATTGGTACATTAAAAGGTTCTTTAGTTTCAGATTCCTCTACACTGGTAAGAAAACACGAGCAATTTGCGTGAAGTAGTGGTTGACTTTGACTATTACTTAACAAGTCATCTATCTTAATTATTCCTTTACCATAACCATAATCATAGATAGCGCGTTCCTGACATATTGGACATACAATACCATCCATCTTAAATGACTCAAGTTGTGGTGATCTATTAATTAACTCAGATAATTTATTGTATATTTTACGATATCTAGTATTATAATCGCCGGGAATCATAGCACGTTTATGTTCTTTATGTTCAATACTATTGTTCCACTTAACAAACTTAATATCTTGTTTAATGTAGTAATCAAGCCGTCCAAGATTATAAGCGTGTCCCATTTCAGTTATTGCAATACGTTTAGTACGAGCCTGATTATCCTTTAGTTTTCTTACTTTCTCAAGTAACTTGTCACGATAAGCTCTTAAATCCTGCATCTTATAAACTGCTTTATCTGGTAACTCATTAAGTAGTTTCTTATCAGTGATAGTTAACTTAACATCAGGATCATACTTCTGTTTAAGGAATGCTACACTCTCATAAACATTCATATCTTTAGTTGCAGTTAATTTAGTTGGGATATCATCTAATCGAGTTTTAATTAACTCAAGTTGTTTATTGTATTGCTCCATTTGTTTAGCATCTTCTCTAGTTAACATTGCACTAATACGTTTATAATAAGTAACGTCTTTATCAGGGCTATTATCTGCTAAATAACCAGTAGTTTTAGTTTCTTTTTCACCAACAAGTATCTGTTGTAATGTCGCTTTATATCGTTTGTTCAGATCATTACCTATAGTATTAATACGTCTATTTAAATACGATTTACCAAACTCAGTTTGTTCAAGTAATGGTACATCGCCTCTAGTAGATTCAATTTGACGACGTTGTTCAATTGCTTGAACTGAATCTCTAATATTAGCAGGTATCTTATCATCACTTAACTTAGTTGTTTGTAACTTCTGTTGCTTCTTTAAGGTACGTTCAATTAAACGTTGTTCTCTAGTTGATATACCTTTAGTTGATTTAGGTCTATCATTAATATCATTAAGTGTTTGATTATGTCGTTTAACTTCATTAATTAAATCAAGTTCTTCTCTCTTCATTTGTTTTAATACATCAGCATCACTATCAGAAGTGTCATAACCTTTAACTCTTCTATACTTAGCTAAGTTTAAATTACCATTCTCATCTACAAATGATTTACGCCAAGCATCTCTATCTCTAACTGCTTTACTTAATTGTTGATTAACTTCAGCTTTATTAACACGAGGTAATACTTCAGGTGTAACATCTTTAGTATCTTTAGATAACTCATTTAACTTAGCTATGTTAGCAGGATCAGTTAATTCAAAAAACTTATCTTGTTTATCTTTAATTAAGTTATCCTTAGCTGCGATAAGTGCATTTAACTCATCTTCACGATTACGTATAACTTGAATAGCTCTAACTTTATCTACATCATTATAAGTACCTTCTTTATCAATTGATCTTAATATCTTAGTACCACTATAATTACCTTCTTTATCTTGATAATCACGACGTATTCTATCTAACTCAGATTGATAACCTTCCTTTTCCTTAGTAATTTCATCAATCTCATTTCTTAATTTCTCAAGTGGTGATGCAAATTCCGCAATGCTATCAGAGTAAGAAAAAAGGGATGGCGGCGTTTCATCTATTGCATGAGTACGTCCGAGATTCCAACTATCATTCCATAACTTATTTAATTGATTACTGATAATGAGACTTAAGTTATCTTGTTTACGCGATAATGAGTTACCTATACTATTAGTTAATCCATCTGTAAATGCAGTAACTAACTCATCTTGTTCTTTAATGTACTTGTTGATGTTCATAATAAATAAGCCGCGATTAGTGGCGGCTTCTAGTGTTATATGTAGTTTAACTTAATTTAGTTATCCTTAGTTAGTTGTAATTAAGTTACTGAAGTAATTATTAACAGAGTTTAATATCTCATCTTTAGCTTGCTCAGATATAACTTGATCTGGATATACTGGGATGCTAATAAACACGTTATGTTCAATACTTTTAAACATTATATGAGGATAAGGAACATACTGTTGTAGATGAGCTTTATATGTGTCTACAAAGTTAGTGTTAACGTAGTTAATAAATTCAATGTTATTCATGTTGGCGTAGCGAATGACTTATTATATGCGGCGATAACTTCAGTTGTATACTTCTCAATAATTAAGTTCTGATATATCGTATCTAAATCAAAGTCAGTTATAGCTAATCTATAACCCATTAACTTATTACCTACATACCAAGTTAATTTAATTGTCCATAACTTAGATTCGTTATCGTAGTTATAAGTAATGTAGTTAGATGTATCTGGTTTAAGTTGTTCATAAATAACACCACTTAAACAACTTATTAATACTGTGTGTTTCATAACTCTACTTTACCTTAGTTAACTTAACTGTAACATCATTAATAAACTCATCTGTGAATAGATGTGAGAACTTATCATCTTTAACTTGCACATCTAAATACCATTCAGAACTGCGCCACTTATTTTTCTTACCTTTAACATAATACTCCTGACATAGTTGTTGTGTAGTTAGGAAACTCACATCATTCATCCTATCTAGTAGTAACTGTGCTTCATTAGTTATACCTAACGGTGATAGGAATATAAACTTAATGGGACGATTGAACTTATCAGCACATAGTTGATAATAACCTTTATCTCCTATAGTTTTAGCTATGTCATTTGTAGTTATCTTATTTAACTTTAACTCATATACTATAACATTACGTCCATTAGATTTAACGAAGTCAACTCTTCTAGTTTTAGTTGTTGCATTAATAGTATTGATTAGTGGATGTTCAATGTAGAATCTACCACCATCAGTACATAAATCAATCCAGTTCTTAATGCGGAATGCTAAGTCTACTTCATTACGTGGTGCAATTGGAATGCCGTGTACATTGGCGGACTCTTGTTCTAGTAGTAATTGATGTGACTGTTGATACTGCTGTTTTAGTTGATATAGAGTTAAGTCAACTTTAGCAGCAAATTCAGGTGATAACCATTGGGCTATTCGTATTGCAACTATTTCATGTACCCAAGTTCCTTGTTCATAAGGATTACCACCTTTAATTGTTTGAACAAGTTCGTTACCCTTAATTCCGGTGATCGTGGAAACCTGTTCTATATAAGACTTTGACCATTTGTTCTCGAAAAAGTGATCTATTCTTTTACCACCTGCTTTGCACATTGCAGTTGCATTCCAATAGTTATCTGAAGTGCGGCGATAAATTGATTCGTTATTAAAATCAAAGGCTTTAACTATATTACTCATTAATTTTGTTCTCCATCATAAATTTAATAATTTGATTAATACCTTGAAATTCTTCACCTTGTTTAACTCTAATAATAGTACAGTTCAATTTAGCAATTAAATACTGTTCACGTTTAATATCGTTATCTTTAATATCTACGTTGTTATGATGTGTTTCGTCGTATTCAATAACTAGATTATATTTTTCATTATAAAAATCTAAATAATAATTATCTACTTTCTTTTGATATTCAAACACTAATAGGTCTTTAAATGTAGATTCTAATAATAATTTAAATTCAGTTTCGTCTCTTTTAAACTCATATCTAATACTATGTACATTTAACCATTGTTGAAAGTACGGTAATAATTTGTTATGAATCCATGTTCCTTGTTTAGTAAAGTTACCACCTTGACGTTTAATTACACATTGTTTTAAAATTTCAGACTCGACTGCTTTAATAGCTTTTTTAGTTCCTGCGTTTTCTAACCAATGTTTAACCTCTTTACCATGCTCTTTAGCAAGTGCTGTAGCGTAAATATATTCATCTAAATAGACATCGCTCATATTACTTATCCTTATTTTTTCTTACCTCTACATCATACTACAATAATTCAAGTTTTAGTTTAATGTAGTTACTAATTGATCTCTTCTCTAGTTCAGCCAACTTAACTAACTGTTGATATTGTTCCTCAGTTACTTTAAAGTTAACCATCTTAGTTGCTAATGTTTTAGTCATTATCTTTATCCTTATTATCCCAATAGTCAGCAATAATCTTATCTAGTTCTTTTAACTGTCGTTGTAGATCAGCTTCTATTTCTTCTTTAGTTTTATCATCACTCATTAGTTAACACCTTTAATTACTTCAACTATAGCATCAGGATAATCCCAACTTAATAACTTAAATTCACTATTACACTTTTCACAATTAAACCTATCATTAATATAATCTTGTGGCGATCCATACATTGATGTACCAGGATAACCTGTTTTACATATAGGACATTCTTCTAGATGCACATGAATTACTTCCATGCAGTAATCGCAGCATATTTCACATTCTAGTTCAACTTCTATTACATCACCTTGTTTAATCATATTAATTCATCCTCTTTTTTCTTACTCATCCACTATATCATACTAACTTAACTTAATTAATGCAAGTAGTTGTCATTTCTCATAGATCTATGTTATCTTAGTTATTAGTTAATTACATACACATAACTACAATGAACGTTGAACATT